ATAGTAGATAAGTACAAGGTGTCTGGCGACAAAGCGATCCACCCAATAAGCATTACCGCCCCTAGATTCCATATACTCCAGATGTTCGGTTTCGTTAAGAGTTTGAGCAAAATGTTCCTCCATCAGATAGATGTGTTCTGGCCCACGTAATCCTAATGACTCTCTAAGGTGAAGCACACTTAGAAAAGCAAAGTAAGGTGCTCTAGCAATTTCCTCAAGCACCCAGAAACGTTGATAATCCCTCCTTTGATATAAAAAATCAATAATCGCTACAGTAATATCTAAAAAGAATTTATTAAAAGTGTTCATCATCTTCATCTGTATCCTCATATAAAGGACAAGGTTCTTCAAATAAATGTTGCATTCTTAATTGCTTGATTCTTTCTCTAAGTCCTTTGTAGAACTCTCTCTTGTCATCCGTGTTCATCCCACATGTACTATACCACAAATTTACGCAACTACACTATCTATATCTCCCTAATTGAATTGTAACGAGGGTTTGTTTTGACTTCCTCACTTATCATTTTACCATGTTCCATCACACATTTTGCCCATTTTTCTCTCGCCTCTGGCGCTCCTAATGCTTTTTTCGCCACAAAGTATGCCACTCCCTCCACAAAGTAGCACACTCATCAGACTTCTTTTGTAAATGCGGTTCCCTATACATGGGAAACCATACAAAGACGTAACTATTTAGATTACATCTTGTATTTTTCTTCGTTTTTTGCTGGTGCAGTTGTAATGCTTAATGGTGCCTGTTCGATACGAATAACTTGAGCGGGTGCTGCTTGAGTTGCTTTCTCGATAAGCATCTCCATATCTTTCTTAGTTACTGTACCAGGAGCACCAGCACCATTCATTTTCATCGTGCCATCACCAGACTTCTTCGCCGTCTGAACCCCGAACGTGGCTAAAACGCCTGTAAAAACAGAGGCTATAAAAGTCGGATCGATCTTCTGCTGTGGTAATCCAGGGATTGTCACATAGTTGAGGGTGAGGATGCCACCACTCCAAACAAGAATACCCAATCTAACAAGTGTACTGAGGACTGCCAACTGTTCATCAGCGTCCTCAATCTTATCTTTCAACTTGCCGATTGGGCCTTTCTTCTTCTCGTCAATCTTTGCTTCTTCAGGCATGAGTCACCAGCATGGCGACTTTATTTAGTCATCCAACCTTGCTCAAGCAACCATTTTTTAGTCAAAGGAGTAGGTTCGTAAACTTTCCACATCTTCTTAGGGCCTGCACATGCTTTCAAAGCGTCCCTTGTCATTGTATCAGAGAAGGCAGCATACATTGCCTCTGCTTCATAAGGAACCGCCGCTGCAGGGTAAGTCCTTTTAGCACCACGATGAATCCAATCTGGAACCACACCATCTTGAAGAATGACGGCAGTAAAAGTATTGTCAATTGTGCCTGCCATACAGTCCTGAGCAGCGTGCCATCCCTCATGACGAAGAACTTTAATCATCATAGTGGGATCAGACAAGTAACGCTCATTGAGGAACATGTCATTTCCCTTCACATAATACAGCCCACGTGTCAAGGAAGCAAAATATTTTGGATGTCCCACATAGAGATTAATACCAATACGACGAAATGAAGTGAGGATATCAGTTACTTCCTCTTCAAATTTTTCGTATTCATCACCAAGACTCCGCCAAGTTTTAACTTGTCTCACGTCTTCGGTACACTCACGAAGCATCATACAACCCATAGAGTCAAATGAATACCATCGCTTAACTTTGCTTTCTTTTGCATTCAAAGAAGCAGGAGCAAGTAATGCTGCTGCTACTAACATTGTGATAAATCTTTTCAAGGAAGGATACCTCCTGTAGTGGTGGGTAGTGCTGTGGGGATCTCAGCGTCTAAAGCGGTAGGTAGAGAATCTAGCATTGCCTCACCTACAACCTCAGCAATTTTTTCTTTTGCATTCTCAACATAAGTGTCTTTGTTGAGAAAAACGTATGTCCCCCCACTAATAATAGCACCAGTTCCAAGAAATGACACTATTGCTAAAACATTAATTACCTTTTGCATAATATGCCTCGTAGTATTTTGTTATGCCTGCTGTGTGCATGTTGCCCTGTGATACCCAATCATTAGCGCACTCATAAATGGATTGGTTTGAGTATTTTGGGACTACTCCTTCCATTTGTCCTCCAAACTTTGCTAGAAGAATTTTGAGTGCGTGTTCACGTACTTTCATTTTATAATCGTTGTAGCGCCAATCATCGATGGACATTTTCCGAACCGCCCTGAAAGTTTTCTGAACCACCAATAGGATTTATTTGCAAAGTAGTTTTACCATTTTGCGTGGCCATATCATACATCTTTTGATGCATACCGTCATCTTCTACGGACTCCTTCTTGAACGCATCTACAGCAGTATAAGGTGCATAGAGGGGGCCTTGGTAGTTACCAGCAAACTCCTTTTCATGTTTAATATCATAACTTGTTTGTCCATATGAAGATGAAAACCACTCATCAGGACATAAATCAACTGGAGCAGGAACTCCTACATAGGGATCCTCATCTATCTCCATACAATCAACTATTTGTTCATCAATTGCACACTCAATATTTTCTTCAGAAATTTTCTGCGAGAAGAGTTTGTCGATCAGTTTTTTGAGCATTAAAAAGGAGCAACGCTGTGCTCCAATGATACTATAATATGTAGTTCGTGTCAAGCGGCTGAGGGTGCGTATATGGGTGTCATTACACCACCATCACCGCCTCCGTCATCATCGTCTGTTTCAATAAAAAGCAACATGAAAAAAAGTGGTGTCAAGAAGAAGATAACCGTTTGTCCCCATTCTAAACTCATGAGGACTCCTTAACTGCTGCCCCAATAGGAATCAGCAGCAGCAATGCTACTGCTATAAATCCCATCAGAAAATGCCTGGAATGAGTTGTCCGGTGGTTGCGTATGCACCAATCGCTGCAACGACTCCGAGCATTGCTGCCCAACCATTAATACGTTCTGCGTTTTCGTTCATTGTTTTTACCCTAGATAAGAAGTTTTTAAGTATGCTTGCGAATAGTCTAGTTTTGCACTAGGTGTGTTTTCATAGGTAGAGGAATCACCATATGATTTGTGATCACTATACCCAACCATTGCTCCTTTGGTGCGTTGTAGTGCAGGCATAAAAGCAATGAAGAAGAACACTCCAGGTGCTCCGATAATAAGTGCTGCTCCAAACGCATATCCTACTAAGAATTCTGCGATAGTGTGGTTAGCAGTCCATGCAAACTCAGTTTGCGTCAATAGTTCAATCATTAGAATCTGAGAATTTTTCAATCAATACAGAAGCTCTTCTGCCTCTGTTTGAATTACACAGTCGCTAGTGGCATACGAGACGCAAAGTAATGCAAATCCTGCTTCAATCTGATCATCGTCTAGGAAAGATTGATCTTCTTGATTAACTGAACCTTCAATTATTTTGCCTGCACATGATGAACATGCACCTGCGCGACATGAATAAGGTAAGTCTACACCCTGTTCATCAGCAGCGTCAAGGATATAAGTATCCCCATCACATGTGATGGTTTCGTCGCCTGCCTGTGTCTTGAGTGTAACAGTAAAAGACATCTTCTTAAGTACGAATGCAATAATTATATAGAAAATTTTACACTACGTCAAGTATAAGATTCTCAATTGTCAGAATCCGAAGATACCAAAGAAAAATAGACTACCGCTAGCAGCATAGCTGACAATACCAGCAACAAATCCAAGCATAGCAGTGCGTCCATTCAGTTTCTCCGCCTTCTCTGCATAAGTCTCATAACCATAGCGTTCCGCTGCAGTCTGATCAATATACATACGGGGTTCAGTAGCCCACAGGTTAGTGCGGCCTCCATCTTCAGTTGTCACAGTATTTGAGCGTGATACAGTCATTAACCTAATGTTATGAAACTTTACATATTATATAGTATTTCTAAAGTTTTGTCAACACATATTTTCTTAAGATTTCAATTTGAGGCCATAGACTTACAAGTATCAGGGTTTTCTCTACAGAATTGCCTGACATATCCATGCACATCTACCTCTATAGCACGGTGAGTATGTTCGTGTAGCACTCCTATGAAAATTAAAATACCCACCAACATTAGATTGAAGTGGGTGATAGGTGAAAGCAGAATTTTTTTCATAAAAAAAGGGGTGCCGTCGCACCCCAGTATAACATCTAGATATTTACGTGTCTATATTGTATATCAGAAGTTGTACTTAACGCCCAACTTTCCACCAACGCCATTATCATCGGAGTCGTCAGCCGTCAGGAAGGAAACCTCACCATAGACGCCAATGGCATCAGAGACGGGCAGTCCGAGTCCTGCTTTACCAGAGAACTGAGTGTCGGTATCGACACCATCAACAGCGACAACAGCAGGGCCTGCTTGCACGTAGTAGGAAGCTGTTCCAACTTCACCCTCATAGCCAACGTGAATGTCTGTGGTGGTGGAAGTGTAATCGTTTCCAGTCCAACCAGCGTTAGCTTCTACGTTGACATATGGGCCGGCTAGGGCAGCGGCAGGTGCGAAAGCAACAGCGGCAGCTGCAGCAGCGATAGTCGTTTTGAACATTTGTTTAATACCTCGTTTGTTTACTTGCGGAATGATTACCCGCAGATGGAAGGGGAATCGACAATCCCCGTATACCTCTGTCTAAATTATGACAAAAGGTTAAGTATTTATACTAACAGTTTCTAAAGGATTTGTCAATCTTTCTGGTTTTCCGCCTCTTTAGCGGCGGCAGCAGCAGAATTTTCTGTGATTCTGCCAAGATATGGATCATAATCCATCTGTTCTTTAATGCTCATACGAGCACCGTTCGTAATCCAGTAATTAGATTGTGCATTGTAGTTACCTACATGAAAAGCATCAACATGTTCTGGATGTATGCTAGAACCCAAGTCAGTCTTGTACAGAAGAAGTGGTATAGAGTATGTGTTTCCTGAGTTGTAGATAAGATCATCTGCAACAGGACGCGGCTTCACTCCATTGTCTAGCTTGTATTTGTCACCGCGTACATGAAAGTCTAGCAGTTTTTGTGCATGGCGTCTAGTGATCATGTAACAAGCGGTGGAGAAGTCATTAACAAATCGCTTGTGAATTTTGACATGAATATCACCAGTGCAGATGATTGCGAGTTGAATAACGTCCCAATCATAAGGAGCATATGCTACGAAATCATCCCAAGTGAAGTTCCAACACTGTACAGTTTCAAGACTACAATCGTCCTCCATGATGATTGCATAGGGACTATCAGACGTTTCCAGGAAATGCTTGAGTGCCTTAAGGTGAGAGGTTGTACAACCAATCTCACCAGATGTCATCATATCAGGATACGCTCCTTTGATGATGTGCCCAAGATCATCATCTCTTCCATCATAGGCAGAGATACGTTCGTAATTATCGACGTTCCAATACTTAAATTGATCCTCCATATACTCACGCCTATCAGTTTGATCATCAAGGTTTAAGTAATAGATGGGGCCAAAGTTCCGCAGTTTAAATGCAGACTTGTTCTTATCAGCAGTAGCAAAAGTCATTAGATCTCAACTTTAAATACTTCTTCTTTTGGTTCTCCAAACTTGACTCTATCATAATATTGATCATATAGAGTATCCTTGACACGATTTAGAATAGTTTCGTTGTCATTAATGTAAACTGTATATCCCTCTTCTAAAACAGATTTGCACAATTTGAACTGCTGACTCTCTGTAAGGATATCAGTTCCTTTTTTATATGCAACGTAGTCAAAGTAGAAGGGGAGGTTCTTATGGTTCTTACAAATAAGCAAGTCCAGCAAGAATTGATTGTGGGTATCGTTAAAATTATCAGTGGTAGAACCCAAATTATATTCAACACCAAGACTCTTTGCGTAAGCAGCGAAAGCACGATTGTCTCTAGGAAGACAAGGGCCTCCGAACCCATATCCAAACTTCAGATACTTCTTGCCTACCCGACTGTCTGCACCAATGGCATCCAATACAGTGTCAATTTCATCCTCCATGCCATCTAGAGTCAGCACCTGCCCCATCATGTTGGCATAACTGATCTTAGTAGTAAGATAGCAGTTAGTGGCGATCTTAACAACCTCAGAGGCGGTTCTAGACATCAAACTAATCTGAGGAGGAGTCACTTGAATTTTATGATACAACTCTGAAAGTTGATCGTAAGTCTTACCCCATTTACCACCAATCAAAACCATATCAGCGTTCTGGAGATCCTTGATGATAGATCCTTGAGCGATGAATTCAGGATTGTAGAAAGTTTCCCAACCATGCTTTCCAAGTTTTTCTTGGAACATCTCACAATCACCAGGATTCGTAGTGCATCCGACAATAAAAGACTTGTCCTGAACACCGGAGTCAACAATATCGTCTACAACTCTCCACACAGCAGAGACATCGTAGTCGCCACTAGGTAAAGATGGAGTTGCTACAAGAGTGTAAATGATATCACACTCTTTAATTACTTTTTCATTACTAGTTGTTGCTGAGAAGTTAATTGAACGACTCAGAAATTCTTGAACAGCAGGTTCATTAGTCTTGATCTTCTTTTCCAAGAGATCCGCGACGTAATCTTCGCGAATATCAGAGACTAATACATCATACCCTGCTCGTTCACAAAGAAGTGCAAAGCAAATACCAAGTCGCCCCGCACCTATTACACCAATTTTCATAGTTTGAATGTAGGAATAGAGATCATTTTGTGCTTGTTCTGGCGATGGAACTTTCCATACTGTCTAATGGCACTTCTCTGTGCATCAGTCAATGGATTTCCTCTCCACATATTACAAGAATCTGGATCTGCTGCGTTAGTATAGATTTCACTATCCATCACCCATTCCAGTTCTTCATAGGTTGCACCTACCTGCTCCTCATCAGTCCTGCTGTCTTCCCACAGTCCATCTGTAGGAGCAGCATTAATGATGCGCTTATCGACACCAAGGTGTCTACCAAGTTCCCATACTTCAGTTTTGTATAAGTCAGCAATAGGTGCAATATCCACACCGCCATCACCATATTTAGTGTAGAATCCGATACCGTAATCTTCAACCTTATTACCAGTGCCGACAACGATGCCACCAACAGTGCCTGCAATCTGATACAGAGTCACCATGCGAAGACGTGACTTAGTATTAGCATTGGCAAGATTGTTAGAGGTGTAGGTACCTTTCTCTCCACCATGAGCATCAGTCCACCAGTCAATAGCGTGGAGAAGTGCATCATACGTGCTGGAGAGTTCTACATTTTGCATGACAACATTATCATACTTCTCTGTCAAGGCCGTTGCATGGGCATTTGATAAAATGGTGTTATCCATCTTTGAATTGAGAGGCATCGTCAGAACATACGTTGGCAGTCCTGTCCTGGCACACAGAGTGGATACCACAGCAGAATCAATACCACCAGAGACTCCACAGACTAATGCGCTAATGTTATTATTATCAGCGTATTCTCTAATCCACGCAACGATTCTTCCTTCTAATTCAACGTAATCTTTAATTCTGTTCATAGGATAATCCAATCAGGACAATAGAGATCTGTAGTGTCTTTATCAACGTATGCCGGCCCGAACCAATTCTTCGGAGCAATAATTTTTTTGTTGGTGTTTGCCTGTAACCAGGCTCCCCACCAACTCATACTACTATTAGCAATAATAGCATGAGAACATAAAGACATCAAGCACAAATCAGCGTATGGTGTAAAAGAACCATCGGCATATTTATCAACAGGTTCGGAAATTAAAAATCTATCCCCAGAGAAAAACTCTTGTTCCTTCACCCAATCAACAGAATCAGAGAATACAAACACAGGTTGATTGTCATCAAATTCAGCAAGAGCTCTCTCATAATAGTCGATAGTTTGAGGTGGATGCATTGATGAGCACTGAGTGTAACTCCATTTAAACCCGCGAGAATCAGTCAGATTAGGATCACCTCGTCTAACATGAAGCATGATTGGTTCTTGATCCTTGTACTCATCCATGATTGCCTGACAAGGTTCAAGATGTTCATCATGAAAAGTATATTCCTTTCGAACAATTTCTTTTATATCTTTGAAATATTTTTCAGATTGAAAGAATCCGTGTAGACTGACATTATCAGGACAACTATTAACAAAGTGATCATCGTAATGAAACTGTCTTTCTTGATGATACACTCCTGTGCCCAACATACCTAAACGACTGTCATCAACATCCTCCATCTTAAAGCAATAGTGAAGACTATAGTTCTCCCCCGTTGCACTTTGTGCAGAATATGGAGGAATAATCCAGTCATAATTATGAGCAGCAGCGATCCCTCGCAATGCTGCATACTCAAACATTTGATTACCAAGTCTTCCTAGGTTGCCAATATGATTAAACGCTAGCATATTTCTCTAGATACTTTTGATTAGAATAATACTCCATTAGAGCCCTTTTGTCCATCCTACATATCTTCTCCCACTCACTCATATTAGATTGCATGTGTGGATTTGAGAACCAAGAGTTATCACCTCTAGCATGTTCCAGATGGTAGACAACATCATTCACTCTACCAACTTTATATCCAAGTGTGGTAAAGCGAAAGTATCTTTCCTTATCTTCAGGAGCATACGCACGGAAGTTTTCATTCTCCATACCACCTTGAATGTATACACTGCGACGGAAGAACTGTGCCCATCCAAAGTCGGAGGTGTGCTCATTAGATGCCCTGTCTAAAACATCATAATTATTACCATCAAGAAACTCTGAGACAAGTTTATCCTCAGCATTCACTTGCCTCTGAAACATTCCAGCACCGTAAGGGTAAACAACGTCGTATGTGCCATTCATGATGCCCTGATAGGCAATCGTATAAGAATTGAGAGGTAAAATAACATCACAGTCATAGTTGATTACTATTTCTGTGTCTGCCTCCATAATCATTTCGTTCAGAACTTTCTGACGATGAAACAAAGATTCATCACTCTCTTCAAAAACATGCTTTACATTGACTTCTCCAAAAAAGTTTTGGAGTTGTGGCAATACCCTTTCTTTGAATACAGATGTCTTGTCAACTTCTTTAATAGTGATGTTGGTATTAAAGTTGTTGAGAAGAAATGCTACTGAAGTAATTACATTTCTAAGTCTATCCTCAGATTCAATACGAATCGGGATGATAAAAGTTGCTTGTGTTAAATCAATCTTCATCGGGATACTTCCTAGTGTCAAAATATTCTGAATGTTTTCTACAAATATGCCCCAACTCTTCCTTGTTTACCAACCAGGTTCTCGATGAGTCAGAAATTGTTGCATCATAGAAAACATTAGCAGCACTCATTCTGTCATCATGCTCTCTGTTTGCAATCAATACATCATCAAGAATCTTTGGCATACCATGAATCCAACGCATCCGATGATAAAGTTCAGTATCAATAAGAAGTTTCATCTTTCCATCCATACCCTCATATGTTCCATTGAGGTATGCAGTACAAGAAGGACTACCTAAAAGATTATCCCCCTCAAGCATCCTAGGAGTCCACTGTGGAGCACAGTCGCGATGAGTTTCTATACCATCAGTGGTGTGTGTGAACCCGTGAATCAACCACTTGGCACCATTTTGAAATGAATCATAGATTTTTTGAAGTGCATCATTATCCACAAAAATATCATCTTGGTAAATTAGTTTAATAATTCTACCTTCTGCGTTCTCGATGGCACAATCTGTATTTGGTGCCTGATATCCACGTCCATTAGGATTTTTGATATAAGTGATTTCAAAATCATAATGACAATGACGACACCACTCCATGATCACATCGTCTACGCTATGATCAGAGATAACAACGTCAAAGTCAGTGAACGTTTGACGTGCAAGAGAATCAAACAGTTCTCCTAGAAACTCAACTCCTCTACCTTTATATTCATAGGTAGGAATACAAACGCTAATTTCAGACATCAAGATACTCCCAGCGATTAATGTAAATATCAGTTGGATCTTCCCCGTCAGGGCCGAACCAAAGTTTAGGCCCAATCACATTATCGTGTCCTGCAAGCCATGCTCCCCACCAAGAGAAGGTTGAGTTTGCAATGATGTTATAGTTGCACATGGACATGAGGCACATATCGTGAATGTTGTCACTCTCAGAGATAAAGAAACGATCAGATTCAAAGAATGAGTGTCCAAACGCCCACGGTGGATCATCCGTGAATACAAACACAGGGATATTCTCTGGCAGTCGTCTAAGTGCTTCCTCATAGTAGGAGATGGGAAGGACGGGATGGAAGGTTGGTTTGATAAGATGATCTGTTCGTCTGACATGCAGTCCGATTGCTTCTGTGTGTCCTTCATCTGTTACAATCTCTTTCCAAATTTCTTTACAAAGTTTTTGAACTTCTGGTTTAAATGTAAAGTCTTCACGAATCTCATCTTCGATATGAGCGAAATACTCTTCCGATTGAAAATATCCGTAGAGATTTACGTTGTCATCACAGTTTTGAAACAAGTTACCATCAAATCGAAAACTTGCCTCTTGACGATATGGTGCTTCAAGTAAACCAATGTTATTCACACCAGTCATGTTGAATGCCATAAAGAGTTTATGTTGTTCCTCTTCGTCAGTAAACTCATCATCATTCTTGGGCCCATCGGGGATGATAAAATGAACATCCTGATTATAAGCAATACCTCTTGTGGCAGCATACTGAAACATCTGGTTGCCAAACCGTCCGTTTTTACCGATGTGATTGTGTCCGATCATGAAAGTTCAACTCCAGGGGGCAGTCTATAATGGAAACCAAATGGGGTGATACCCTCTGCTTCAGGAACTCTGGTTTCTTGAGAGAACCTGACGGCAACATCTACGGGAGCATACTTACATCCCTGTTCTACAAAAATGTGACGGTTGTGAACGCATACATTGCCATCCTCATGATAGTTTACCACACCCTCAGGCATCCAGTAGAAGTCACTATTGTTTGTCTCCCACGGGACTTCAACTTTTGTAGGAACCTCAAGAAATTTCTTACTTCGGAAAGAGAAACCACCATTGCCAACTCTATGATGGTTACCAAAAGGATCGATATATGCATCTTCTACATGCGCCCATGGGGCACCGATATAGTCATATTTCAACCATTCATCATTCCACTTGTCAGGGAACAATACAAACCCATCTGGTTGAACTAGGAGACAGTGAGAAGTATCAACGTGATTATGAAGATCGTAGATTACATAATGATTATAATCATTATAGTCTTTAATGGGAACCACAGATACTTCCGCAGTGATGCCCTCATCAATAAGTTGCGGGTTCTTATCAATTTGCTCTTGTGTAGTGATTAGTTTGACAGCACCATAGTTGATACCAGACATGCTAGTGAAAACACCACTCAAGGTGCCTCTCAAATCATCAGTTGTGTCTATTGAAACCAGAGTCACATCTGGCAAATCAATTTTAGTCATCATAAATCCCCATCATAAATGTTTGAAGTCTTCTTATACTCCTCCCATTCTACCCTACATTCATCAGGTGTAAACAGTTTACCCTCTCTATCCATATAATATGTTGGATAACTGTAAATACTGCACCCAAGACTCCACCATCCTTGAGACAGATTATGATGGAACCAATACTTAGGTGCTATACACATCTCTAGATTTTTAGATGTCCAGAGGGGGAAACAAGAGAAGGTGGAGGTAGTACATATAACGTTCCTTGCATTCTTGACAGCAACATAATCCCATGCCACGTCAACATGATATGCAGGGATGTCAGGGAGCATCCTATTAGCAGTTTTGACATCATCGGTAACAATACAATACTCCATATTAGGGTTATATTCTGACATATGCTGCATTGCATTATGCCAATATGATGCTGGAACAAAGGCCCCAGCGTTGCCAATCATATCTCCACCACGAAAATTAAGAACACAGATGTTCTTTCCGTTTGTTTCATCATGTTCGTACATGATACGAACTTTCAACCATTCTTTTACGTCTTCAATCTCATCGTAAAAATAATCCTCAGACTGGAAATTGCCATAGATTATATGATCATCGGGGATTGAAAGTAACTTCTTATCAGTCAGACGTATGTCAGTACGCAACCAATCATCGGTATGAAGTGCATGACGATATTCATCATATCTAGTCAGATTATCAGGAACTTCCTTCCCATAATCTAGACTCATAAAATAGAATCCTTTTTTATTAACTCTTGAGTCTCCTGCGCTTTGAAGTCCTTTAATACCAAAGTCATAACTCAATCTATTGGCTAAGACTCTAGTTGTAACGTATGCAAATAATTGATTTCCAAGCCCTTGTCCATGCAAAAATTCAGTCGCTAACATATTCAGATGCCACTTTACTAATATAAACAATCATCTCATCGGTGATTGTAGGCGAACATCCAAGGAAGAATACTAAATCCAACACCTGGTTCGCGTTTGGATATTTATTAGCGTCATCAAGGTGAGAATATCCAGGGTGGAGCAGTATATTACCTGCAAAATAATTTCTAGTTTGAATCTTATTATTTTCAAAATGACGAACAAGAGAGTGTTTCAATTTTTTGTTTTCACAAAGAATAGGAACCCCGAACCAACTTGTTTCTGCGATGGGCATCTCTTTCATTACACGAATACCAGGAATCCGTTCAACGATTTGATGAATCTGCCACTTGTTTCGACGACGTTTATCATGAATATCCTGAAACTTAAGCAGTTGAACTGATCCTACAGCTCCCTGAAGATCTAGAGGTTTCAGATTATATCCCATATTTGAAAAGACATACTTATGATCAACGATATCGTCATGCTTTTCTAACCAGCGATCAAAACGTCTTCCACAAACACCGTTCGATAGAAGGTTTTGTTGTCCAACACAATAGCAACCTCGTCCCCACCATGCCAAACTACGGGCAATATCTACGATTCCCTTATGATTTGAGGATACCATACCACCCTCAATAGTGCATATATGATGAGCAGGATAGAACGAACAAGATGCTGCTACAGCGCGTTCGGTAAGGTACTTTCCTTCATATTTACTACCCAAACTATCACAATTGTCAGCAATAAGTTCTAATTGATGTCTATCAAGGATGTCATAAAGCGAATCCATATCATAGGCATTACCCAAAACAGGAGAGGAGAATACTGCTCTTGTTTTATTAGTGATCTTATTCTCAATCTGATTCAAGTCCCAATTAAGATCCCCCCAGTTAATATCAACAAAAACAGGTTTCAGTCCTGCCTGAACAATAGGAGCAACCGTAGTCGCAAAACCACAGGCACAAACAATAATCTCATCACCATCTTGCCAATTGAAGTATTGTTTAATTGCTTGAATCATCACAAGGTTGGCAGAACTACCAGAATTCACCATTACTGAGTGTTTAAACCCAAACTTCTTAGAAAATTCGTGCTCAAATTTGTTTACTTTTTCACCAGATGACAACCACTTGCCCTTCATGATCGCATAAATCAATTCTCTTGCTTCATCGTCGTCCCAATAAGGCCCAGAATAATAAACTGGTTTACCCTCTTCCCATCCTTTATTCGCCATGAATGGGAAGATGTCTTCATCCATCTCCTTGGCTGAATCAATGAATGTATCAATCAGTTGGTACATAACTCTCTGATAATTTCAGTAATGCTAATCTTGGGACTAAAACCTAATGCTCTCACCTTACTACAATCTAGCAGCATGTCTTGACTATATCCAGATTTTGAAAGGATATTAGACTCTGACTTGAGGAAGTGCTTTGCCGTACTCATTATACCACCCAGTGAGTTATTTTGTCCACTTCCAATGTTGTAGATGGTGTTGAATTCTCCCTTATTTACAACGGTATTGATGCCTCTGCAAACGTCATCGACGTGCATTATATCACGATATATCTCACCATCATTAACTAAAGTAATGTCTTCACCATTCTTTAATTTATTAATCAAATAGGTGATAACATTTTTCTTTGGAGACGCTTTAGCATCAGTGCCACCAACAACATTTGGCATACGAAGTATTCTATACTTCATCCCATACGTTCTACAGAAATCAACTACTAAATCCTCTGCACATTTTTTTGTAATGGAGTAGAAACCTCTTGGATTACAGTTCGTATCTTCTTTAGCAGGGAGTTCACAATGTCCATAGACGAACCAAGAAGAAATAAAATTAAAAACGCGATCAGCACTCCGACAATAATCCAGCACTTCACACAGAATATGGAGATTTGTCTCAACATCTAAGGTAATATTAGTGTGAATATTGCTGTTGTCTATAGTGGATATAAAATACAAAAGTTCCTGGGTTTCAGGAACTCTTTGTTGTCTAGGAATGATGATGGTGTCATCAGGATACATCTCACAGTATCTACCCCCGATGTATCCTGCACCATAGACGCTCAACATTCTTGCAAATCCTCCGTCCACATGAAGTAGAGAAGTCGTTCAATCAGATAAGATTCACCAGAGGTGCTCTGAAACTCCTCAGGAGGTTCATAAGAAACGTAAAACTGCAGTTTCTCATAGAACTCTTTACTAAATTTAAGGATGTTTGCCTTAGGAACAACATAGTTTCCACCAGGAGCAAACCTGTTATATGGGAAATTAGGAGCGTTCACAAACAACTTTTGAAGCATCTGTGGAAATGTGGAAAAGTGTCGAGTATAAATTGTCTGATTGGATGCTGCTTCCCATGTAGGTTGAACAAATCCACCACCATTAATTACAATAGCGGTTGAATCATGGAATCGCTCAATAGGAAGGAAATATTCTGCAGTCAGGGCACGATAGAATCTCTCACGGGTTGTATAATATTCTGCACCACCTCGCTCAGGAGGACGTTGAAACATATTACCCTTTACAAAGATGCAAATATCAGGCAGATTTTCGTAATGTTCTACGATATATCGCATTATATCATAGATATTCTCACCCACATTTGGAGAGCGAATACTTTCTCCAAGGTGACTCCAGTCCTTTACCTCATCACTTCTATCATAAATGATTGTATTTCCAGGTGAGAATCCATAATCATAGGTGGTGCTTAACCATTCAAGATCAGAGTTGTGATTTGATACTACTAAGGTTTTTTCCATTTATCAAAATAAGTATTGAGATCAAGTGAGTTAATATCTACTTCCTGTGCATCAAGGAACAATTGATTGTTATCAATAAGAAGTTGTTCTGTCACTTCAGAGTAATCATCAACCCAGAGAACAGGGTAATTTTCATAAAGTTTTTGCAAGAAAGAGTGTCGTTTCATCACAGGAACACGACGCATATAGACTGCCTCCCAATTTCTGTGGCAATCAATAGCATTTCCTCTAGGACATAAGACAAACTTACATCTCCACATTCTATCAAGATAGGTTTCAAAGTCAACCCTTTGTGTTTCTACAGTAGCCCAAGGGTTATCAATGAAATGCTGTGTTAGTCCTTTTCTCTCTTCATGCGAGTTTTCATTAACACCAACATATAGCAATCTAAATGATCTAGGAATATTATTCTTTTCCTTATCGATATATGATTTCAGGACTTCAATCCTGTTATCACTAGAACTCATTCTTCTTTGAACACCATAGGGTGCGGGAATAACTTTTTGCCCGTATACAACAGAATTAGCAGCACACACACGAAGAACATTGCTTGGTAAACAAGTGAAAATATGTTCGTCAAGTGGTGTGTCTTCCAGGTTTGTGAAGATAATAAACTTCATATCGGTGAAGTTACTACAAAGACTGAGAAGGTTGCTCTTCTGCATCATCGCCCTAACAACAGGCCAATCTTCGGGTTTAACTTCCTCAATCTTTCTATTATATAAACGAATATTATCAATAAACAGAGTCATATAATCTCTGCTTTTCTTGATTTCAAATACTTTATTAACAAACTCAGTGTTAGTTAAGTTTGCATCTTTCATAAAATGTGTGTAGATACCACTCCACTGTCCCGCTTGATCACCAAACGAGTAATCACAGAGTTCTGATAGTGCTACACCTTCAATTAATTCCATGGTTTAATAAATTCTGCGTACTTCTCCTG